CCGAACTGACACCCCATTGAGACGAACTGACACCCCATTGGGCCGAGCGGACACCCCGGGGGGCCGAACGGACACCCCGTGGGGCCGAACTGACACCCCGTGGGGCCGAACTGACACCCCAAATTGGCACGAAACGACACCCCCTCTTAAGACACCAAGAAAGACTCCTATCTTTTTTTCGCTTTCTGGTATTATCCGCCGCTAACGCAATTCTTGATTTTGGAGATTTGATATGCCGAAGGTGGGTGGGAAACATTACTCGTATTCCAAGACTGGAAAGGCCGCAGCTAAAAAGGAAGCCAAGAAGACTGGCAAAGCTGTCACCCAAAAGAAGCCCGTAAAGAAGAAGGCTCGTAAGAAGGGTTACTGATGTGGGCAATAAGTCAAATCGGCTTGAGGATCTCGGAGATGTCAAAACCTGGATCGCGGAACACGACGGGAGAATCAACGCTTATTGGGAGCAACAGAGGGCGTTGAACGAGAGATTTGAGGGTCGGCTGGATACATTTGCAGCACGGCTCCTCGCGTTGGAAAAGAAAGTTATGTGGTTTGCTGGAGTCGCTGCTGCCGCTGGTGGCATCTTCGGCTCGGCTATTTCGAAAGGCTTCATAGGATGAAAACCCTTCCCGTTATTGCGCTGATCTTGATTTTTTGTAGTTGCTCTACACTTCGTAAGGTGGCTGATCCTGTTTGCGATGTCCAAACTTCGGTGGCTAAAGAGGTTACGAAGGCTGGAGAGTTCTTTGGAGGACCAGGAACGGTCGTAGCAACCGTCTTCAATGGATTGATGCGTCTTACCTGCTCAATCCTCGATGGAACTGCAAATGCTGCCGCAGACCTGCTCGAAGCTGGCCCCAAGGCCATGGGATTGCTAGATGAGGACGATACTGATAATTAGTCTGCTCTTGATGGTGACCGGCTGTTCCCTATTCGAGTCCGCAAAAGGGCTGATAACAGAAACAGAAGTCACTGCCCAAGAGATCAAGGAAGTCGTAAAGACCGTCCACGACTGGCTACCAACGCTCCTGTCTGCGGTAGCTGGTCTGGTCGTGGCGGCTGGGGCTTACTTCCGGGGACTTATCTGGAAGAAGAGAGCCTGTAATGGCTGGAAGAAGCCATGACGCAGAGATTCTTTGGTTATGGTAAAGACATCTCTTTGACGGTTCCTGGCGATCCGATTGCTCATAATGGTTATGGCTTAACGGCTCAAGTTGACTTAGCAGATGGAGACTTCCTCAGTCATTACCCACCGGCAGGACTCTTTACTGTTCAAGTCACATTTGCAAATGATGATGGATTCGGAGCGGGCGCTCTCTCTGTTTATCTTGTCTCGGGAGGGCTAAGTAGCGGCTCTGCTTTGCCGCAAGGTTTGACTGATTCAGATACGGAATCGACATCGATTACCGATATCAAAGCCTTTCCTCAGATAGGGGAAATTCCATATGAGAGCAATGTGGCTAGATATGGGGTCTTCCCAATACCGGGAGGAATATGGCAAACTAGCACCAACAGCACTTGGAGTTATAGTCTCGGATCATCTGGACCTGGATTGCTATCACGCTTTGTATCCTTGCTCTTTCTCAATAAGACTAATTTGGCGGTCACTGTTAATTCGGCAATTCTTACACCTATCTTTGAAAGGGACCGCATCGCTTTGAACTGATATGGCTCGTCTTCGCGTAAAAGACAAAAAGGCGATGCAAGAGATCGCAACCACAGACACGGGTTGGTTAGCCCGCAATGTCTTGGGTTATGACTACGATCTCAGAGATAGCGATGGAAAGATGGTGCGCCCAGGTGGCATTCGCGCAGAAGGACCGCATCGCGAGATGACAGACTTCCTCGACCGGCGGGGAGCAAAGGCTAAACATCTCGAAGCTCCTCGGGGAAGTTATAAAAGCACAACCCTGACCGCTTATTGCATTCGCAGGGCTTTGGAGAACCCTGACATTCGCATCCTTTACGGAATGGAGACTTTCAAGAATGCACTGGGAAAGACGAGGACGATTCAAAAGCAGTTTGAGGAGAACGAGAAACTCATCGAGTTGTTTGGAGATCTTAGAACCTCAGAATGGGGCCGCGATCAGTTCACCATCAAAGGCAGGACAAGAGTCGTTGACCAACCTACCTTCCAAGCCTTTGGTCTTGAGCGTGTGGTTACGGGTTCGCATTTTGATCTCATCATTCTGGACGATCTTGTTTCGTGGCAAAACGCGAGAACGAAAGATGGATTAGAGAAGCCAAAGAACTGTCTGAAGGATGTCGAGTCTCTACGCGATCCCGGCTGCGAAGTAATAATCGTCGGAACCAGATATCACGATGACGATCTCTACAATCACATTCTCACAGAACTCGAAGACCAATTCGAGATCCTCGTCCTTGATGCCGGTGTAGACCTCGAATTTGACCCCGATGGGAAACAAGAAGCCATACTCGTCGGGGAACCAAGCTTTGCTCATCTGACAAAGGATATCCTCTCAAAGAAGTTAGAGATTCAGGGCACAGCTTATTTCTCGGCTCAGTACCTCAATCGATGTTTGTCTGCTGCCGATCAGCTTTTCTATCGCAGCCAATTCAAATACGAGAGATGGGGCAAGTGGATGGAGGGAATGAACGCCTACATCCTGACTGATACGGCGACCTCTGATCATGATGATGGATGCTATTCAGTCATTGCAATGGTCATGGTTGATGGAGATGACATTGCGTATGTCGCAGACATGGTAGTGGGACAATGGCGACCTCACCGAGTTTCGAATGAACTTCTTAATATGATCGAGCGATGGGAGAACATGGTTCGAATCAAGGGCGTTGTCATGGAGAAGATCGGCCTAAACAAGGTCTATCGAAGTTGGATCGAACAGGAAGCGAAGACTAGGAAGCTAAGTCTTCGAATCTTTGATGTTCCCAGAGGAACTAATATCCCAGGAAAACGTCAACGTATCAGGGGTCTTCAGCCAAGGTTCGAAGCTGGGCGAATTCGCTTCTTAGATACTATCCCGCGTTATTGCAATGACGGGAAGAGTGTTCTCTTTGATCCATCAGGCCATAAAGGAAAAGACGGTGAGATCCTTCCTGGTGGGGAACTCGTCGAACAGCTTATTCGTTTTCCCATGCACAAGTTTATGGACATTCCAGATGCCCTTGCGGATCTAGAGGCTATCGGAATGGACGGGCGACAAGTTATCCAGCGGACGTATCGCAAAAAAGAACAGTCGCGCAATATCGTTCCAACCAGAGGCACACGCCGCCCAGAAATGGGTCGCTTTGCTCCTGATATTCGAAAGATGTCAAGCCCGACCGATGGTGGTCGATTTTGGAAAGACTTGGCAAACAGAGCGGAGAATCAATCTTCTCTAAATCCTCAAAGGTAATCAAATGAAGAAGAAAGCATCAAAACACGTGAATCTTACTCAACCAGGGGCGACAAAGCCATTTCGCAAGCTAGCTGGTGAGCGAGTCATGGGTAATAACAGGCAAAGTCACCCTGGCATATCTAATCAGCCTAGTCCAAAAGAGTTCACACAAGCCGCAAAGAAGGGTTAGGAATCATTATGGAAGAGGGCAAGACTTACATAGTCACCTTAGAAGAGGTTGATTACAATATGCTGTTGGCTTGCACTCAAGTCATGCCGTCGGTGCGAGACTTTCTCGCAAATAAGGGGCAAGCTCAAGTCGCTCATTTATTTCAGGATCTGTTCAATGTTCTGACAAAGATTCCAGCGCAGTCGGAAATAAAAGAACTGAAGAAGGTGAAGACTTCCTAAGTGGCAATTCTCTTTAGTGGTAATGGAGAGACTGATCCCAATGTCGGCAGACCGGCATATGGAAGGGCTACTCGTCGATCTCTCCTTCATGGCGAAGAGAAGCAATCAAAGAAGGGATCCTTAGGGACTTCAATTCAGATTCCAGGCGCTTTGGGAGAAACAACTCCTGAGCAAGCCAAAGCTTGGATGAAAGCTCAGATTCCTTATCCGAATCTTGCCAGCAATGAAGAAGTAGCTTCTCGGGCTGTAGATTTTGTCAAACGACAGAAGAAGCAGTTCGAACAACGCACTATGGAGATCCACGATAAGTGGAGGGCGCTTGATTACGCCTTGAGGGGAAACTCGCTTTCCAGGCGATTCTTATCTTCAGACTTGCACGTTCCTGAAATGTATAAGGCCGTGCAGATCTTAGTGCCTCGTATCGAAGAAGCCTTAATGCAGTTTGATCCGTGGTATCACGTTCGTGGCCGAGATCAAGATGATAGAGAAAAGGCTTTCAAGATTAGTGCGTGGCTTGATCACCTTTTGGATCTTTCTGGCTTTGATCAAATGGTTCAGCCAGCGATTTACTCGATGATTGTCTATGGCTTCTTTGATTTGAAGACATGGTGGGACATTGAAATTCGCTCTGGTGTAACGCGAAGCGTTACTCGTCAAGATGAGACGAATGGACTTCCTGGCGGATACAACATCGAGGTTGACGAAGAAGATAAAGTTGTCTTTGAAGGGGCAAGGATCAAGTTAGTCGATCCTTATGACTTCATAGCTGACCCACGCGAGATCGATGTGCAGAAGGGTTTGTATGTCGGAGATGTCGGCGTAATGAGTATCGATGAGTATGAGCGATATGAGCAACTAGGACTCTATCTGAATACAGACGAACTCAGAGAACGCAAGAGTAAGAGATCGAAGTCTAGCCTGCTTCGATATTCAAAATCTGCAAGAGCCTTAGATTCGATGACTCTTGATCCTAAGAACATCGAAGGCTCTCCAGAGATATTCGAGAATACTTCTTTGTGGTGCCGATTCGATCCCTATGGGGATGGGAACTATGAAGAATATGTGATCGAGATCGCTGATGAAGATGTTTGTCTAAGAGTTCAGAAGAACCCTCATGATGATCGGCATCGTCCTCATGCTGTAGCAAGATCATCTCGCGAACCGTTCGACTTCTTTAATGTAGGTCCACTTGATCATGCGATGCGACTCAATCTTGAATTGGATGAGCATCGCAACTATGCGTTGCAGAGTCATGCTCTATCGCTTCATCCAATGGTTTGGTTAGAGGATACTGACGATACTCCTGACAACCTTTTTCACGCCGAACCTGGAAGCATCTTCCGTTCTCGAAGCCAACCCAACATCCTCAAAGTGCCTAGCACTGTTGGAGAGATGCAGGGAATGGAAGAGACGTTGCGAAGAGATATCGAAGAGACAACTGGCGCATTGCGAATGTTCGAATCTCCTGCTGGCACAGCTACTGAGGTGGAACGCAAAGTCCAAGAAAATAATCGGCGTATTCGAGCCTATGTCACATCAGCCTCTGAGGGCTTTGAAACGCTGCTTAAACATCTCTATGCATTGTCAGCCCAGTTCGTGATGAAGCGTCATTCTTTTAGGGTTTTGGGCAAAACGGCTAAAGGAATTCCCGGCTTTGCTGATATCGATCCTGAGGTCTTGCAAACCGCAATTGATTTTGAATTCGTTGGCCCATCTGCACTTCACACAGAAGGTCTTCGCGCTACGAATATGGCGACCTTCTTGAATCTCGCTTATCCATTGATGGCTCAGAATCCAGAGATGGTCAATACAGCGGCAATTCTTAGCGATCTTTATAAGACCATTGTCGGCACTCGCGTTGCTGATGAAGTTATCAATGTGCCGCAGAATTATGATGAACTCCTCTCTCCCGAAGATGAGCGAGATCTTCTGTTGGTTGGGCAGGATGTTGAACCTCATGAAGCTGAAAATGAGATTGAGCATCTCAAGAGTCATATTGCAGATGTTCAAGCAGAGTGGTTCCTAGAACTGCCTATTTATGTTCAAGAAGCTTATCTCAAGCATATTGCTAAGACTCAGATGCAGTATCGAAGCAAGAAAGCGAGAGAAGGCGCACAATCTCGCGCTCCACAGATGTTCCCCGGTAATGCCGTCGATGAAGAAGGTATGCCCATGGAGCGTGGTGGAACGCAGAAGGGCCGATCTGGCAGGGGCGATTTAGCTCCTCCAGTTACGTCACAATCCGTACCGGGTGAAGCTCCAGGTCCGCCAAGTTTGCAGAATGTTTCTGCGGCGGATCGTGGGATGTCGATCCCTCAGACTGAGAATAGGGTTTAACATGGCTAAGAGTAGCAAGAAAGCAAAAGCAAAGTCGCTCAATACTGCTACGCGATCTAGCACTTCTCTACCTACCGTTCCATCGGGGGTAAAGAGTTCTGGTGGTCGTTTGCAGAAGAAGGAAACTTGTTTGAAGCCTTGGGCTGGTGCCAAGGTCAAGAAGTAGTCGCTGAGTTTTTCAGCAAGCATTCAAGGTCGGGCCGTCCCGGACTTTGAGTGATCAAATACACAGGGATGAGTAGTTAGAAAAATGACGAACGAAATGGGAATCACCCCAGCGGCTCGCGATCATGTGCAGGCTTTTATGGAGCAGCGCCGATCCGAGAAAGCTCGGGAATTCGAAGCAAAAGAAGAGGCCGCAGAATCGTCACCTGACGCTTCAATTGAAGAGAGTGTCCTGCCTGAAGAAGGACAGGGCGAAACCGAGGAATCGCGGATTCCTTATTCGAGGCTCAAGCAAGTCTTGGACGAGAATAAGGAACTCAAGAATCAGAAGGCCGACATTGGCCGGATGAAGAAGGAGCTTGCCGCGTATCGGAAAAAGGAAGAGAAGTATAAGCAGTCCGATTTGGCCGCTGAATTCGCTTCCAGTGATAACCTTCCAGAGGAATACGAGCTTTGGGAAGAGCCGCGTCAGCAAGCCCATATGGCTGCTGTTGCCGCAACCCATCGTGACGATGAGATCCAAGGGCTTGAAGACAAGCTCAATCGACTGACAACTCAGGTCAACCTGAGTCGCCATTTCGGAAAGGATCTTACCGATGAGCAGTTCAATTCGATTACTGCCATTGGCGAGGATGCCGACTGGACCCTATCACCGGACGAATGTGCCGCCATCGCTGTTCAGCGAAACCCTTCTCTCTTCGAAACGGGAGGAAGCAACTCGGAGTTGCCTCCTTCGCATCAAACACCCAATAGTTTGGGTTCACGAAGAGCAAAGCCAACTGTTCAAGCTCGCTCAAAACAATCTGCTATGAAAAGAGTCATGGCAGCGGGTTCTACCCAAGAGCGAATGAGGGCAGCTGGCGAATATTTGAAGGTGGCTCGCAAAGGCAACTCATGAATTGAATTGTCGAAGCGGCCATCTCGAAGGAAGTAGTTAGATGGCAGTTCATTTCACTTATGATGGGAGTACGAACCGCGAAGAACTTGCGGATCTGATCTCCATTGTGTCCCCGTTGGACACACCTCTTTACACATTGCTGGAACATGTCCCCAGCAATAACACTGTTTACGAATGGGTCATGGATGACATTTCGGCTCCAACAACAGTTGGGGCGAAACTTGAAGGTGCTGATTTCACCTCTCCTGCCGCCTCAACTCGTCAACGGGCGCAGAACACTCACATGATTTACTGGGAGGGCATCGAAGTGTCCCGGACCCAGCGACTCATGAATGAGGTTGGGCTTGACGATGAGTTTAGCTGGCAAGAGATCCGCTCTGGTTTGAATGTTGCAAAACAATTCGAAGCCAACTTGCGGTGGTCGGGATACGACGGAGGCGGAGCTTCAACTGCGCGTAAGATGGCGGGACTTCTGCAATGGGTGGCAACAACCGGTATCGATACTGGGACTCCAACAGTTGCTGGAGTTTCGATTGCTGACACTTATTCCTCATCTTGGTTCGACCAAGGAGATGGCAATCTGACGCGGGATGAGCTTCATGACAGCATTCTTCTGCCGATGTTCAAGAAGGGAGCGCAGATTGGCGATTGCATCGCTTTCTGCCCTGCTGAACTGAAGCGTATCATCAGCGGTTTTGCTACGGCATTCGCTGCTGGAACGGGTTCCGCTGGGGCGGAAGGTGGTGGTGGCCGAGTCAACAGAGGTCAGAATGACGATGCGATTGTCGAGGTGGTCGATGTTTATGCGACAGACCTCGGCCCTTTGGCGATTGCCATAGATCGTTATATGAATTCGAGCTATGACCTCACCGTCACGCCTCCAGGTGGAGGCTCCGACTTCTCCGTTGAAGGTGAAAGGTCGATGTTCATCATCGATCCTCGATTCTTCCAGATCAGCGTTTTGGACCCGATCCATTTCGTGCCGGTCGCGAAGACAGCGGACTCGACGCAAGGCGCGGTCGTAGGTGAGATGGGCCTCAAGGTTCTCAATCCTCGCGCTGCTGGTGGTGGTTCTGGTCTTACTGCATGAGCCATTCGCGTAAACATAACGGGATCGCAGGCATTCTGCGGTCTCGTCGTTGCCCTGGCGTTATCGTCAAGGGCGAGGTTGCTCATCGCCCACTCGAAGCTCGGGTGGGCGGTGGGCGAGCTAAGTTCGTTCGCGATGCCAAGACCGAAAAGGCTCTTAGTGATAGAGCAAGATCGGCAGCGCAACGAAGACGGTCGAATAGGACGGAGCGGAAGAAGGATAGTGATATCCGCCATCTAGGCTCATTTACGATGGATGAGATGTTGTTGATGGATCGCCAAGCTGGCGAGAAGAATGTCTATTCAAATACAGACACAACTGAGTATCTGAAGAAACTCGGAAGGAACTTTGAGAGCTAACCATGGCAAGTTTCACTGAGAATTTCGAGCGGGCGGAGGTAGCACTTCATAACGTCAACGGCTGGAAGAATGTCGATGGTGACAATGGGACGAATGGAGCCATCAACCTCTCAAATTTACTGACCAATGACGAAGCCAGCGAAATGTCTTTCCTGGTTCAGACTGCAACGGTTGGTACGACCTCATCGCAAAAGGTCGAGGCATATGTGACCTCAACAGTGCAGGGTAATGCTCAGGCCATCGACATAGGCATGGGTGGGCATTATCACGCCACCTGTGTCAACAGGAAGTTGGGCATCCATCTTCGGATGGAGTGGCTCGCTAATAACAAGCGAGTGCTTTCTCTCCACACAGACACCAGAGGGCCGGATGCGCCCACACTCGCAAACGCTGAGATGTTGATTGCAAAGACTCTGGTATCTGAGGGCGGCACTGTCCAAGACTTCAGAGGGAAGATCAATGAAGACGGTGCCGTCAAGGCATACCAGCACATACGCTTGATCGTTGTAGAAGATGATCAGGGTATGGTCGCAAAGGGCTTCATCAATAACAATGATGATGATCGGCCTACCATCGAATGGCGATTGCCATCGTCATGGACTCCCTCCAACTTGACTGCTGAGACTCTTTACGGTTATTGGTGGGTTTCACTCATGGATACTGGCGGCAACGCCAGAACTTTGCTGGTGTCCTGGTTCAATGCTGAAGACTACACGCAGCCAGAGAAGGTTGACGTTCTCTATGACCCTGACCAGATGCGGTTGGGAGAGTTGCTTCGCCGGGTCAAAATCCGCTATGGAGCAGCCGCGAATACCAACATCAACGATGATCTCGTTCGAGAATATATCAATGATGAAACAGAGCATCTCATCAATTCGATAGGAGATCAGGCATGGTTCCTGATTCGATCAACGACCTTTACACTCAATATGGATAGTGAAGGTCTTCAGACTATGGCTGCTGATATTAGGAGGGTTCTTGCAATCTTCCATACGAATCAACCAGAGCGTCAGGTCCGCTATAACTTCCGGCAGTTCGATAATAGTGGCGATGTTGTTCTCCACTTTGATAGGAATGCAGAGGCGAACGGCGACACATACAGGCTGCAATACGTCACAAACTGGAAGAGGATGGGCGACGATATGGACCCTTGTCCTTTTCCTCGTCGGTATGCTGAAGCCATTGTAGTCGGAGCTATGCGAAGACTGGCAGAGACTGATACTTTGCCAGGAGTCCAGGCTGCGTTCGAAGGTCGCTATACCGAACTGGTGACTCAACTCATGTCAGATCTAGCAAGAGATAGCAGACAGAGTCGAGGTGTGATGAAGCCAGCAGATGTCTCCAGGCGGGGTTCTAGTTACAAGTATCGCTTCCAGTGGGGATAAACGATGGCGCAGCAATCCTCAATTGAACTAAGCCTTAAAGGTGGCTCTGCCGTTTGGCGAGGCCAAGAGGATGCTAGTTATGCGACAGAGTTGGGCGGAGCCGTCTCATGGAAAGAGCTTCGCAATGTCTATCTGTCAAAAGATGGCACTGAGATCAAGAGGATGCCCGGTAGCGCAACGGGATCTCAGATGTTCTTGGGAGAGCATATCTGGGATTGGGAGGGAACTAGGAATTGCATTACAGCAGTAAGCACAGCTAGCACAGTTCAAATCACCCTTGCAGATAATCATGATGCCACCACTGGTATCTATATTTATATCTCAGGTCATAATGTAATCACCACTGGTTACTACGTCATGACTCGGGTCAGTGATACGGCATTTACCATTCCGTTTAGCACTAGTGATACGTCTCCATCGCAAACAGCGGGAACTGTTTGGATTCAGAGAGTAAAGCATGTTCATGCAATGATGCAGGTTGATGGCGTTCCCTGCGTTGTAGCGGAGACGCGTGTATTTCCTGATAGTGGCGGCGACGAGAGAAACAATATTGGGACTTGGGTGGGCAGCAAGATGCCCGATGTTACGCAGACAGATGCGGGCGCTCAAAATTACGATATTCCAGATACTCCAAATACGGCTGAAAACAACAGAGGTGATACGGGAGTCGTAATCTGGCCTTGTCCCACAATGAGGGCGCTTACTTGGAATGGCAAGACCGCCCTTGGGGAGAAGGGCGCTGGCGGTGAGAAGTATGGGAATAATATTAAGACAACTGGTTCCTGGCTTGGTCGAACAGTTTATGCATGGGATATGTCGATTTATGGGCGTTGTCAAATAGACAGCATGATGAATCGATTGTTAATCGCAGTTCCTGGTCATGGTGTCATGATGGAAGCAGATATTGGACTGCGAAAATATCCGTTCAAGTCACCATCTCAGTCAGCATTACAAAATTCGGTTGGTGAGCTTAATAGGTTTGCCGGAAAGCTTCCGTCGCCGCGTTGGACTAAGGCTCTTGGAATTCCAAAGGGAGTCATATTTGATGCCAAGCCTATAGCCTCGGACGATGGATGGTTAGCCGAAACAAAGTTTGTTTATGTTGCAGTTGGATTTGTAGATCCACTTACAGGAGAAGCAGGATTACCGTCTGAAACAATTAAGGTGACTGCCCCTGCTGGGGCGGCAAGGATTGTTGAAGTCTCAGCATTTATTTCCCGTCAGATACTTCCTGAAACTATTGGCCTTAATCTTGTTCTTTATGTCAGCACAATAGACGCAGTAACTAGTACGGTTCTCCGGCCAATTATGGTGATACCCCCAAGCGGAATGTCAGTGGGGACACCTAAAGGTAGAGGGCATCAAGACGAACACTATTATTGGGGACATGAATATCACGATAGTAGGAGAAAAATCGTTCTCGAAGACAGTCCTGATCCGTATTACACCAACAGTGTGGAAGTGGGACCGGGGCGATATCCAATCCTTTCACAATATCCCACAGGAGCTTCTTGGGTTCGTGCTGTTCAATCTCGGATGATTAAGGGTGGAGATATTTCATCGACTGGTGATGAGTATGAAGTCCTTCTAACAGATGGGCATACAGAGGGAACGGGGAAGGATCTTCACCACCCAGATAAGGATCTCTATTACATAAGATTCCTTAATTTCCAAGATGTTGGGAAGGAAAGATGGGATACGTCAACGACACATCCCCCACTGAACCAAGGCACAGACCCGCACTGGACTCTTCAAGGTTCACGAGCTTCTTTATATGCCTTTCCAAACTCCTATTCGGGACATCAACTTCAACAGGAGGGCATTCAGGATAGGGGTCCAAATCTCGGCGCTGACATAGGTAAGGGAAGAATCGGAACTGAGCAGAATCGGCAGGAAACGTGGATTCGCGATGCGCCGCGGAATTGGAAAGGCGTTCTTACTAATAATTTTGATTTCATTGGAGTTAGCACTTGGCAATATCCAGGGAAAAGTTATCTCAAACTAGATCCTAATCGCATTCAATATAGCGAACAGGCTCATCCAGGCGTTGTCCCCGCCGTTAATAATCTTTTCATTGACAATCTTAAGGGCCGCAGAACAACTGCTGGCGCAAGAGTTGGAAACCAATGCTTAGTAATGACCGATAGAGCCACCTATTCGACGGGTGGGGCAATGTCTCCTCGTCAGGTCAATACCTCTGTCTTATCACTTGAGTATGGTTGCGTTGCATCTTCATCGGTAGTTGAGTTTCCTGGTGGAGCCGCATGGTTAAGCAGAGAAGGTCCAGTTGTTTTTAGTGGCAGTGGAGTGCAATGGATTGGCGCTGGAATTCGCGAAAAGTGGAAGGACTTTAAGCGAGATTCTCTTGGCATGATGAGTTACGCGCAAGGAGCGTATGACAGTCAACGCGATCTTGTAATTTGGACTCTTCGAGAAGATCGCGAGCAGACAGATTTCGCTCTAATCACAACTGACAGTGAAAAAGCCAAAGTCCCAAGCGATACGCTTCTTATTTGGGCTTGGCGTTCTAATGTTTGGACAATCTCTTATAGGAATGCTGGATCAGAAGTTCATGCCATTGCAGCAATGGATTCGATTCTTAGTCGAGACTCTTCTGATCGAGTTGACAATATAGAAACTACGATCTGCGCTATGCATCAAAACGATGGTGCAACTGCGAGTGTTTATCCAATCGCTGTTTGGGAGGATAAGTGGGCAGATCGGGTAAAGGTTCCAGAGAAAGTCACTGCAAC